TCTTGTTGGATACATAATATTTCTTATTTAGAGTTCTCGAATTTTGTTGTAAAGATACTAATTAAATTTAAGAACCGTATATTTCATTTAGTTCATTATTTTCTTTTTTAATGACTTCTCTCAACTTTTCAGCACCTTCATAATCTTCAGCTTTAATACATTCTGCATATATTGCTTTGATCATTTCGATGTGTCTTATACGCAATCTCATGTCCATACTAGATTGTAGATCTGTTTGAGTTCCAATTTCATCATATAGATCTGCAATAGTCTTTAAAACATCTTGAATGCTTTCATGGATTTTAAAGATAATTAAACACACAACTATTACGCTTACTAATATCATGCCAATCAATAGAGTTATCAGGTTAATCATAATCTAATCATTTTTAATGTTGTTTTTAAACTTTGATAGTCATTTTCTGTAAGTGACCATATACGAACAATATCGCAGTCAACAACGCACATGAGATTCTTCGCAACACACCATTTTTCTATAGACTCAATCTCTTCTTTAGATAGATGATATAATTCTACATCCATCGATATTTGTATTTCTTTCTTCATAACTATTTTCTTTAATAGGATTACTGTTTGAACCAAAAATCATTGAAATGATTATAAACGCAATTATAACAATAACGATCAATTTAAATCTAAACCAAAGATGTTTCATAATATAAACTATTTCTCAAAATTTGACCTATAAAAATGATAGCAATTAATGATATAATTAGAATGAGACTGATCAAAAGATTTTCATTTAAACTAAATTCTGAAAAATCTTTTACAAACTTTGCAAGTGCAATTATCCATAATCCATAGCAAAGCACAGAAATAAGTACAGCAATAAATGCTTTAGCGTATACTATTGATTCCATTAGTTCTTATATCTATTCTCTTTTACAAACTGTTTTAAACCTTCAATTAACTCATCCCGCTCTTTAACATATACGGAAAGTGTTTCTTGTACATCTTCAATTGCTTCAGATTCAAATAGACAAGCAATCATACTAGAAAGATGAATAAGTCTACTACAAAACTCTTTATAACGATTCAAAATACCTGCTCTACGAGCCATTCGTGATATAGGTGGAAGAATGATCCCTTGATCTCTGAAGTATTGAGGATTGTCACGTTCAATGTTTTTCAATCTTCGAGCTTGTTCTATATACTCGTGTTTGAGTTTTCTCTGCATAGCAGCACGTTCCTCTTTGTGTTCTTTATTGTAAAGAGCTCTACATGATTTACATCGCGATACCAAATAAGGTCTATTTTCACTATTATTTCTTCGATAAAACTCAGTGCGTGGCAGAAATCTACCACAACCACTGCAGTACTTTGGTTTATCATCTTTTATCATATTCTGTACCTTTAATATATTTCAAATAAACTCTACGAACATTTGTATAAGTGCAATTAAGCAATGACTTAATTTTATAGTGAGTCCAAGTCGGATGCTCGATCATCATATTGTAAATTGCAAGTGACTGAGGTCCATTAGGAATATCGCTTTCAGTGCGTTTTTTACGTTCAACAGATTTCTTAGGATAGAGAATGATTGAATGTAAAGCATTGTCAAAGCAATAGAAATTAGTCTTAAACTTTTTGCTATCCTTATATTCTTGAACAGCGGCTTTATAACTCTCTTTAGAGAAATTGATCGAAATCTTTGTAGAGTCTTCTTTAGTCTCGATAACAATTGTACCGTTATGCTTTTCTACGAATTCGTAGAAAGAAGGTTCTTCTGTAATCATAGGATTAATCTCAATTGATTTAGTAGACTCTTCAATAACCGGTTCTTCAACTTTAGGTTGTAATTCGTTTTGAACCTCTTCGATCTTCTTCACAAGATCAACTTTTTGATATGTCTTAGCATTTTTGATACCAAGTTCTTTAGCATAAGATCTAAGATCAACTACTTTCATGTTCTGCAATTCTTCTGATGTTTTCATATCGCTTTAAATTTAAATTGTTGTTGAATTATTTTAACGCTGTAAAGATACTACTTTGTTATGTCACAGGCAACACTTTTGCGGAATTTATTTTCAATAATTAAAATTCAACTATAAGTAATCTATTTCTACTTCCAATTTCATTTACCCACATGTGAGTAGATCCGAAACCGTATTGAAAATACTTATCAAAGTTTGTATTCTTAACTCTTTCAGTATGCATTCTGTCACGAAGCTCTTGTTCATTAGATACTGAAACAATTACTTCAATAATTTTAGAGAAGATTCTTAATGACTCGTGACTCGTATTGATAATTTCATTTTCTATTATTGCTTTCATGATCTTATATTATTGTGGTAGCTCGAAAGCTACCGGATTAAACTTAGAACATCATTATTATTTCAGTCCATTTTTGATAACCAAGAGAAACAGCTTTCTCAATAGCATCTTTGAGTTCTTTGACTTCAAATAACACTTTCTTAGTTTTATAATCTAAGCTATAATAACTTACTTCTTTATTGTGAGCGTTGATTCCTTTTTTGTGTATTTCTAAAAGTTTCATATTCTTCTATATTGCGCAGGGCTTTCGCCCTGCCGATTAAACTTATGCTAATTCTATCGCTCTTGCAGGCACACAAATCATAGTCCATGTTTTACCCTCTTTCAGATAATCTACTGAATAGTCAGCTTCAAAAGTGCAAACATTCATATCAACACCTGAAATAGTACCTTCTACCTTACCATTTTTAGTAGTTACGACTACTGATTGACCTTTCTTAAATTCTGTCGTCTTCATATCTTCTATGTTTTAATTGTTATTACTTATTTACTTTTCTACAAACATCTTCAACTTTAACGTGCAATACTTTCCAAGTACCTATTGCCAAATCAAGTGTTCCATTGGGATTGATTTTCTCGATAACGAATTTTTTTACTGGGTAAAAGTTATAAGTTACCATACGTCCTAATCTTGCGTTAAACTTTTTCATTGTCTTTATTTTTAATCGTTAATACTCTTGTTCCTTTTGGATGCCTAAAGATACACCTTTGTGACACGTGTAGCAACACATTCATCAACTTTATGGTCTAAATTAAGATCTATTAATATTTGACCACGAGTTTAAACACATTTTAATCATTGGAATATAGGAATATAAAGAGATCGTAGCGAAACTTGAATTAAACAAGAATCAACTACGATCTCAACCTGAAAACAAATGATAGATAAAGAAGCCTAACTATTGAGTTCCAATGTAAATTCTGCTTTTATTTCATCAATGCCTGTTTTAATGTTTGCATACGCACGAGCATTGTTTTCACCTGTAGGTGAATAAATTTCATTTTCGATAATTTCAACAAACTTTTTAATCCACTCCATTTTCATGTAGTCGCTTAATCTTCGTCCTCTCAACACAAAATTACTATATTCAATACTACGATTCTTAAAGATCGCTCCTACACGTGTTTCAATCTTCTTACGAGTAGCTTCTCGGTCATCGATATTGTTTTCGGCACGCACAGTTTTAACAAGCCGACACAATTTTTCGCAATCGAAATCAAAAAAGTTGCTACATATTGAACTGATCTGCATTTGTGAAATCGGTCTTAGTCCTTCGTTAATGTCAGCTAAGACACTATTTTGTTGTTTAGTCTCATTAAGTAGAGTCTGCATTGTTTCTTCTTGTCGAGTAACAATACCTTCGATCAAATGTCTAAACCACTTAAAAACGAAAAACCACATCATTCCTGTTATTATAAGGAATAGAGCACATATCATAATTGTGATGCCATAATTACTGACACCTTCTGCAGTTTCAAGTACTGCCTTTGTTCCAGTAGGTAAATCCATGTTATACTATAATTTTTACGTTAGATCATGCTTTAAAATAAGTTATTTTATCCCAAGTTCCCATATCATAAACGTCAAAGTGTAACCAAGTAACATCTTTCTCAAGACGAATAGGATATGGAAGTTTATGTTTGTTAAGATCAATCAATTTTCGCGCTTCTTCAGCACTCATACCGACAACAGTAATATCGAATGCATTTCCTGTACAATGAGCACTCATATAGACTTTTTCGAGTCTCGTCTTTTCTTTAGGAATTTGACAGAGATTACAACGCAGTCCTCTTTGAGTATAATTCCCTGATGGCGATTTCCAGTTATTAATTATAAACGGTTTCTTAATAATATCACGTCTCAAAACGAGTAAGGTCTCCAATGCTTGTGTAGAGAAGAATGACCATATCTGTGTTTCGTTATATTTATTCATAACGTGTTTACAGACAAGTTCTTCGAGTTTGAAAAACTTTTTAATCTCACTTATAAGTTCAACTCTATTCATCATAATTGTTTTGGTTTAATAAAGAAGAGTTCGTTAACATTTTACTGCCAACGAACTCTCTTCAACTTTTACTAATAATTTATATAACTTCTACTCTGTAAAAGTACTCAATTCAATTTAGTTATGAATAGAAAAAGGTTCTCATCCTTCTTTAATTTCTTCTACTTTTGGTTCAAATGACGTTTTCTTCCATTGATCAATAAAGTGTTCGATCAATCTCCTGCCTTCAATTGCGACTTTTTCGAGTCGTTCATCCGGTTCCATAAACTCTTCTGCCATTACAGATGCGATACGTTTGACCTTACCAACATATTCGATAAGGTCATCTTTCTTATCCAACTCGTCTACAGACTTCTTTGTAATGATATTGAAAGCAATCGCTTCGACAACATTTTTATACTTATTGACACTAGAAACAGCTTTTTGTGCCTGTTGAACGTAATCGTTGACAGATTGTGCATTTTGAAAATCTTCTTCAGACCAACCTTCGAGTTTACGTGCTGCCTGATAAATTGTTCTCAACTCCTGCATATTCAATGCAATACCTGCCTGTGCGACTTCTAAGCAAAATAATGAAAAACGTACATCGTTTGTTGTTTGATTGTTGTTCATAATTTTATCCAATAAATTCTTTATAATCTACGTCATTAATATCTTTGATCTTCCAACACTTATTTTGATTCTCGTCTAACGAGACGACGAATCGACATTTTAGAACTAAAGATTCAACTAAAATCTCTTCATCTATTTTACCCTCCCATGATCGTGAAGGTGTACAGACCGTGTAATATGTTCCAATGTCAAAAAGTGCTACTTTAGGACACTTAGTCTGTAGCACTTTTTCTAGTTCACTCAAAACTTCTGTCGTCATTTGTTTTTAGAGTTCAAATCAACGAATTCAGTGACCTCACCTTGTTTGTTGACAATAAGAAGTTTGTTACGATCCTTACTCAAGAAAACATAACGGTCTTCGTCAACAAGAACAGCAAAATCGAACTCTTCACCTTTATATTGATACTTGACCTCAGTTGTCATCTTAGCATCATCAGAAGTCTTTTTT